GCCGGGTATTTAAACCCTACTAGCTATGCAAGCTAGTCCATCGGCATTTCGACTTGAAGCTGCCGCGCTTCGTGCTGGACAGGAAATCGAGTCCCTCTGTCCCACCAGAAAGGTGGATCAAAGGATCTCCGTGACACTCAGTTAGGCAGTTGTCTACTGAGTAATACGCTCCTGTCGAGCCTCTAAAACCATCAGTACGTAAGCCGCCAAATCTTCGGTCCAACTCCGCTTCGGCCAGACGTAATGTCCGTTCCGTTTCGCAGTAGACCGATAGACTCGGTAGGCATGCTCCACTGATTGGTTGTCGAGCGCCTCTAGATCCGTGCGATAAATCACACTGATCGTGTCGAGAGGAAAACTCTGATTCCACTTCTCGAAGATCCAAATCGCTTGTGGATCCACCTGAACACACGTCCAATTCAGAACCGAAAGGCTCAGAACGTCGATGTGTAGAGGGATACGGATGAACAAGTTGTTCGGATCTTCTACGGAAGTGTACTGAGAGTCCCCAACGATTGAGGCAGGCAAGTTCGTATCCATCGATGCAATCCTTCTTTTTAGTAGGGTTGTAGTGTATCCTCTTCTGTTTCCATCCGGACAGATCTGCGTTCCAACGCAGATCTGTATCGAATAAGAGACTGAAGGAGGCTAATCCGCCAGCTGGTTTTCTGGCTCGCGGAATGGTACGTCTTACCGCTCGATGAAGCAGATCTCGTATTGTCTGGGCGGCACGCCACAATCCTCTAAAGTAAAGAAGATTAGCGGACGCGTTCCATGACATCACGATCTCTGCATCCCAGTGCCGTAGATCGTCAGGCAGTTCTTTTCTGGCGTAGATGGGATCAACCCTCACGCCGTTATAGAAGTCTGCCCCACAAGACTCCCGGAAGTTTGAAAACCGGAAAGACTTGTTGACGTTAACCTTGAGAGCATAGCTCTCGAGGGTCTCTACGACAATGTCCGTGTATTCTACAGGGATAATAATATCATCCCCGTAGACTGAAATCGATCTACTATAATTTTCGATCGATTTTGAACTCGGACGTCTGCCATCAAAGCGGTGCATCGCGCTCAAGATTAGCGTATAAAATACGCAAGCCTCAACGGGAAAGCACAAAGCTGAACCCATCGAGGCGTATTTCGAGAGAACGATGTTCTGCTCATTTGGCAACGTAGCATGTAACGAACGCGCATCCTCTAAGTATTCGAGGAGCCCTGAGGTCTTAAAGATACGCTGGACTAAGTGCAAATGCACTCGATCCGACGCATCTTTCAGGTCTAGCGTTGCTAGGCGTTTATCGATACTGCTACGGTAAGCGAGTAATTGATTAACACTCTGATCGCGGAAGCGAATGGAGCGTTTGGTCAAGCGGTGACTCTCTAATGCATCATACATCACATCCTTAATGGATTGCTGTATATATTGCATATGCGAGGGTTCGATCGCAATTACTCGTGGCGCCGTCTGCGTCTTCGGGACAAATACTATGCGAACCGGGAGTTCATCCCGTATCCGTAAGTATCTGACTTCGTCGTCGCTTTCGGTACTTTCTCCTCGTAGTCCGACTTCTGCTGCGTACCCATAGTTTGGGTAGCAGTGGAGGTCTGAGGGGAAAGTAAGCTCCGATCTAGTGTTCCAATGCCTGAGCCGATATCTTTCGTTAGAAAGATAACGATCCGCAGTGACACCAGGGCCATGATTACAAACAAGACCAGCATAATCAAGCTCAGGAAATACCTGAGACCAGAGGATGCCGGAGACTTGATCGAGGATTTCATCCTCTCTCTCCATATTAGGAGTGACATGGCGGAGTTCGTCTTCTACTTCCAGAAAGTGCTGTACAGCCTTTGCATTAACAGCATCGGTGCACGGTATCTTTTGCTTCTTGAAAAAGCGGCAGACTTGCCTAATGCCATAAATAGCACTAGGGCACGGCTCTGGAAGTAGCCTACCATCCTTATGAAACACACGCTCAAAGAAACCCCTCATTAAACAGGGGAGACCTTTGTACCTACGAAAATTAGTAGGGCACGTGAGCATCCCTGCCTCAAGACCCCTTTCAAGGGAGTCAGAAAGCAGAGGAAGGGTGACTTGTAAGAACATGTCTCCTTCGTGTTTCCAACGACGTGCAATTGTTTGCACGTCGCGTTCGACGGACAAGTCTAAGAGCAATCCCAAATCTTGTAGGATTGCCTCTAGGACGAGCATGGTCGGTCTTTTCACTGTAACCTCCATTTCTATGGCGGAAACAGGACCGTCTAACGCTCACTCCGACATAGGGACGTATCTCCCTGCTTAGAGAGTCTTACGACTCTCCGCGCAGAATCTGGTCAACATGAGTGCTGGCCAGAACCCAGTCTGAAAGACCGGTGAAGAGATACGCGATCTCAGCGTTCGTGAAGACTCCATTCTTGGGCTCGTCTATAACAAAATAGACGGAAACGCCCTCCATGGAATTCACGGCGGAGATCGGATCCGCAGCTACCTTTTGCTGCGTGATACGAACTTCGCGACGAAACCGCTTAGCAGTACTATTCTGCTTCACGGTGAACGTCTTCAAACCATCAGCCGATGTATAAACTGCCTGTGTAGGACCTTGATTGGTCTTATACACAGGAGTTGCAACGGTATTGATGGTAAGAGTCTGAGGATCGGCAAGCATTAGAAGCTCCTTTAATTGTACGCATTTACTCGATTAAACGGGTAGCTGCTATAATCTGGACATACCTAATGCCCCTAAAATAGACAGTTGCATTGGACTTAAGCTGTCTTCGCTAAGCCCGAATCCGAAAGGACTGCCACGAAGTCTTACTTTACTAAAAGACTTTTGAGTGGCCGTTCCTTGAAGAACGACTGGGTTTCTATCTGGCCCGTAGAGGGGGATACTTAGTTGTGTTTCCACAACGTGTTCCTTCTTACGCATCATATAGAACCAGTCGGCGGCTAATCGATCAGCAACTCCTGCATCCAGGTTATTAATCACGTAACCTGCATTGGAGAACCAATCAACTAACCAGGACCAGGGTATCATGTTGTATATAACGCTCGGACTCGGAGTTAAACCCGAGAGAGCACGGCGAAGAGCCGCTTTATATACGACACCCTGGGGACTAGACGGTAACCAGAACCTGAATGCGGCAGAGCCCCATACAGTGTCTTGAGTATACGCCCGAGTAGTGTAGGTTGGAGTACCACTATAAAAGTAAGTGACAAAGTTAGGGTTCATTAAACCCCAAGCAGCGCCACTCGTGGTAACTTCATCTTCTACCCTGTCAAACAGCTGTATTCGCCGTCTGACTAGTCTACCGTTATTTCTAAGAAGGAAGTCCATTTGCTTCTGAAGTCGACTTTGTAGGTCGATCATTCTGCGAATGTCTCCAAGCAAAGGTTTCCAGCCAAACTGAAGAGCAAGCCAATAATTGGATATGTTCTTCAGATTGCCTTTAACCATTTGCTGCTGCAGCATCCCGGGCAGGTCCTTCAGCTCATATAGAGCATTAAGACCCGCAAAGGAGGGCTGAGTAGGTTTCATCTTAGAAAATGCCTCCGCACCCCAAGCAGCCGGGCTCCAAGAGCCGGCATCTGGGGGGCCATGAGAGGTACTACAGGAGATAATGCCAGAATAACTGTCATTTCTCCAGGGACCCGACCCAACTACAGAAGCAGGAATAGACGCACGATTATGTTCCTTACCATAAAGAACAAAATCGCCGCCGACATCCCGCTCTGGAGGGAAGTTAGGGTATCCGTAGTGACCAGACGATCCCGCCGCCATGGTTTTAGAAACATCATAGGTAGAACCTGTGATGAGACTATCGCCGAAGGTGGAGTCGTGATACAGGCCAAGACGACCTGTATTCGATTGGGAAAGTAAAGGCATATTAACGGTCCTCTCGGAGAAGGTGGTTGCGTACACTACTGCTCAGTCAAAGAGCAGTGCACGCAACTACGTCCGTTAGAACGCAGGCGGGGGCTTTAG